CGATAATATCATTCTTATGGATGCTCGTCGTGGTCGTTGGAACTTCCCTGAACTTAAAGAGGTGGCAGGAGAAGAGTACGAGTATTGGGAACCTGATATGGTTATTATTGAGGCGAAGGCGTCGGGCCAGCCATTAACGGACGAGCTACGCGCTGCCGGCATTCCGGTCATGAACTATACACCAAGCAAGGGCCGTGATAAGATTACTCGTATGCACACGGTGGCTCCGCTGTTTGAGGCGGGGATGGTGTGGGCACCGGAACAAAAGTTCTCGGAGGAAGTTATTGAGGAGTGTCTTGCGTTCCCGCACGGGGAGTATGACGACTTTGTCGATAGCATGACGATGGCTTTGATTCGTTTCCGGCAGGGTGGGTTCATCGAGCTTGAGGGCGAGAACGATAATTCCGATTGGTATCCAAGGAAACGGGAGTATTACTAATGAGAAGAGGTAGAAACAAGCCAAGAGAGGTTTCAAAAAACGTAAAGACAAAGCGCGATTTGAAAAAAGCCAAAAAGATCGTCAAGGACAGCCTGACAGATATGCCTGGGTTTTATGCGGCTCTAAGGTCTACAACAGAAGAGGGTGCAGAAGAGATCGCAAAAAAGAAGAGACTGCTTCAAATGATTGAGGAGGCAGAGTCTAAATTCAAAGGCAGTGGTGGTGGTTCTAAAGGGCGAAATGCACCTGTGAAAAAAGCCAAGGGCGGATCTCTTAACGCGGCCATTGAGCGCGTAAAGAAGGAGCAAGGTTTCCGCAACGGCGGCAAGGTTTCTCTAGGTAACTTTAAGGGTAGCTTCTAATGGCATATAGTCAAAAAGTTCAAGACATACTTTCAGACTACGCCACAGGCGACTTATCTGCCGCTCAAGCACGAAAAGCCTTAAAGTCGCAGGGATACAGAGCTGATTTTAGAGAAGCAAAAAGAGGTGAGATTCAAGTCTTTCCTATTGATCTTGGTCCCGATGAAGAAGCTAGTGGCGATTATTATGCTTTTGCCGAAGGTGGCCTAGTTCGTAAAGGCACTTTTAAGGGGATATTTTAATGGCACTACCTCCACGCCCGATGGGCAGTTTGACAGACTCTGGCATTGAAGCGCCGCAGGGCATGGAAGTAGAGATCCCGCAGGCTCCAGACTTTGCTGGAGGCGCGGAGGTTGTTCAACAGCCTGACGGCAGCGCAATTGTGCAGGCTCTCATGGGCGGTGTGGCTGACGGTCTTGAAGTAGAGACTGAGCAATATGATCACATGGCAAATCTCGCCGAGATCATTGATGACGGTATTTTGGGTGAGATATCCAGTGAACTTCGTGGTTTGTACGAAGAAGATGCGGGGTCTCGTGAAGAGTGGAAAGAGGCGTACACCAAGGGTTTGGATCTTCTTGGTATCAAGTATCAAGAGCGCACTCAGCCATTTGAGGGTGCATCTGGCGTAACACATCCTTTGATTGCCGAATCCGTCACCCAATTTCAAGCGCAAGCGTATAAGGAACTTTTGCCTGCCGGTGGTCCTGTAAAGACGCAAGTGCTTGGCTCTAAGACCATGGAGAAGGAAGCGCAGGCCAGCCGCGTGAAGAACTTCATGAACTATCAGGTTACTGAGGTTATGGAGGAGTTTGATCCTGACACGGATCAGATGCTGTTCTATCTGCCGTTGTCTGGTTCTACCTTCAAGAAGGTTTATTTTGATCCGACCAAGGCTCGAGCGGTGTCGGCGTTTGTGCCTGCCGAAGATCTAGTTGTATCGTACTCTGCTACTGATCTGAACACAGCACCGCGTGTGACTCACGTTCTGCGTATGGATGGCAACCAGCTTCGCAAGATGCAGGTTGCAGGTGTCTACAAAGATGTGGAGATCTTGGCAGATGACGACACAGAGGATCTAGTTCGTGACAAAGTTGATGAACTTGAGGGCTTAAGCAAAGGTTACACAGACGACGTTCATACCATTTTGGAAATGCATGTTGATCTGGATTTGGAAGGTTTTGAGGACAGGACTCCTGACGGTCAACCCACCGAAATCAAACTCCCCTACATTGTTACGATTGATCATGGATCGGGTGAGATTCTATCCATCACTCGCAACTATGACCAAGAAGATTCGCTAAAGCGCAAGCGTCAGTACTTCGTTCACTACAAATTCCTACCCGGTCTAGGTTTTTATGGTTTTGGCTTGATCCACATGATTGGTGGATTAGGTCGTGCTACGACCAGCATTCTTCGTCAGTTGATTGATTCCGGCACGTTGGCAAATCTGCCGTCCGGTTTCAAGGCGCGGGGCATCCGCATCCGTAACGACGACGAACCGCTGAGTCCTGGTGAGTTCAGAGATATTGATGCGCCTGGTGGTGACATCCGTAACTCTATCATTCCGCTTCCATTCAAGGAGCCGTCTGGCACGCTAGCGCAGTTGCTGGCCTCTTTGATTGAGGGTGGTCGTCGCTTTGTGTCTATTGCCGATCAGCAGATTGGTGATGGCGCCAAGAGCGGAGACATGCCCGTAGGGACAACTGTGGCATTGCTTGAGCGCGGCATGAAGGTCATGTCGGCCATTCATAAGCGCCTGCATTATGCCCAGAAGACAGAGTTCCGGCTCCTCGCTAGAATCTTCGCAGAAAATCTCCCTCCTGTGTATCCCTATGAGGTAGCCGGAGCACCCTCAGAGATCAAAGCACAGGACTTTGATGGTCGCGTAGATGTGATCCCAGTATCGGATCCCAACATCTTCTCGATGTCACAACGGGTAACGCTAGCGCAGACACAGCTTCAGTTAGCGCAGTCGAACCCGCAGATCCACAATCTTCATGAAGCATACAAGCGTATGTATCAGGCGCTGGAAGTGCAGAACATTGATGAGATTCTGCCGGCCAAGAAGGAACCCAAGCCTACGAGTCCTAGCATTGAGAATGCCAAGGGAATGCAGGGCGAACTCCTGACGGCCTTCCAACAGCAGGATCATGACGCTCATATCATGACGCATATAGCTTTCATGAAGTTGCCTCTGGTTTCTACGGCACCGAATATTTATGCTATATTCATGGGGCATCTTCAGGATCATGTGTCTATGAAGGCACGCTTGACTGTGATGGCTCAAGTCCAAGAACAGCAAGCGCAGGCGCAGCAAATGGCATTAGCGGCTCAAATGGGTGCGGTAGACCCGACTATGGCGCAACAACAAATGCAAGTAGCATCGGCCATGAATGAGGACATGATTGAAGCTGAAGTCGCAAGGCTAGAAGCACAGTTCACTCAAGAAATCATTCAGATGCTTGCACCGCCGACAGGTCAACAAGATCCTCTTGTAGCAATCCGGCAGCAAGAACTTGCTATCAAGGCCAACGAGTCTGAGCGCAGAGCGGCGCAGGACGCGGCAGAACTTGATTTGGAACGCCAGAAGCTCCAGCAGAGAGCCATGACCGACGCAGCGCGAATCGAACTCCAAGAGGAGATCGCGGAAGACAGGGCAGATGTGAACAGGGAACGCATCCAGACCCAGCGTGAGTTGGCGATGCGTAGGGGATAATTGGATCCGGTAACTGCGATGGCTACCGCTTCGGCGGCATTTGGAGCCATTAAAAAAGGTTTTGCGATAGGACGGGACATCGAGTCGATGGCATCCGACCTTTCGCGTTGGATGGGCGCTTTAAGCGATCTAGACCAAGCTGAGAAAGAAGCCAAAAATCCCCCGATTTTCAAGAAGCTATTCGGCGGCAAGACCGTCGAACAGGAAGCTATTGAAGTCTTTGCAGCCAAAAATAGAGCACAAAAACAGCGGCAAGAACTCCAGCAATGGATTCAATACACCATGGGTCAGTCTCATTGGGATGAGCTGATTCGTATGGAAGGCCGGATCCGAAAGCAACGTCAGGAGACACTGTATCGACAACGAGAGAGGCGCCGAAAGTTTGTTGAAGTGCTTTGCATCATACTTTTGATGACGGTGGTAGGAGGGTTCCTTGTCTTCCTTGCGTGGCTGTACGTCCAGAGGAAAAACAATGGTTAAAAAGTTTCAGAAGGACACTGAGTATGCTGAATATGATTTGGACGGCGATGGCGAAATTACGGACGAGGAACTCGCCCACGCCAAAGAGATACGTCAGGCCGAGCACGAGATGCGTAAACTACGGGCACAGCGCCGTATGGCGACGGCCTCGTTGGGGGGAATGGGTGCTTTTACAGTCGCGATGTTCTTTGTGCCGGTTGAGCGGGTGTCGGCGTTGGCGGACATAAGTAACTTGTTTTATATTAGTGGAGCCGGCATCGTAGGTGCGTTTATGGGCACTACAGCTTGGATGAGCCGCAAGTAATGGTAGATGCCTTCTTGTTGTTGGTCTATCTGGGCACTGGAGACTTTCGCAAACTAGAAAGTGGGAACATGTACTTTTATTCGGTCACTGAATGTAACTACTTTGCAAACCAAGTTTCCAAAAGGTACGGCAACTATAGATCTTTAAATCTAATGGATCCAAAGGATCGAGTTACGGCGTACTGTGTTCCTAGACAAGTAAATCCAAATCAAGTAAAGGTGTATTGATGTTACAAGCACTTATTGGTCCTGTATCCGGCCTGATTGGGTCGTGGATGGACTCAAAAACGGAAGAGCAACGCGGCAAATCGGCGGTTGCCAAGGCAAAGGCTCAAGCTGAAGCTAAAGTCATGGTATCCGCTGCTACGTCAACGGCTGATTGGGAAAAGCTGATGGCGAAGGGTAGTCAGTCGTCCTGGAAAGACGAATGGCTTACTATTTTGTTTTCAATCCCGCTTATCCTAGCCTTTGCTGGGGAGTGGGGTAGAACCATCGTTGCGGAGGGTTTTGCAGCTTTGGAGGTGATGCCTGAGTGGTATCAGTATACACTTGGTGTGATTGTAGCGGCCAGCTTTGGCATTAGGTCAGCAACGAAGTTCTTTGGGAAGAAGTAGGAGGGCGCCATGCCACTGACAAAAAAGCAGATGAAGATTGCCCGTGTAGCAGAGCCTCGCGATAAAATCACCGGCGAGGACTTTAAAGAGTTGCGTAAGGCATCCGGCGGCATAGTTAAGTTCAATGACGGCGGTGAGGTCACATCTACAGAGCCGAGAATCATTGAGTTGGAAGAACTGGCAGAGTTTGGTGATGACGACGCCGCAGAGATTGCAAAGGCTGACCTGTTCAAAGAGCGGGACACCAAGAGATTGGACAAGTCCGTTAAGACATTCGGTAAGGGAATGAGCGTTAAAGCCGATGGCATGGCTCGTGGTTGCGGTGCCGTTGTAAGAGGCAAAAACTTTAGCGGCACATTTTAATTGTCCAATGGATGTTGCAGACTTCGCAAAATATGTTTATAGGTTGTTGGAACAGCGAGAGGAGCAAGTCGCTGATATCTTGACATCTGGAGGTGTCCAGAATTTTGAGCAATATCAGCGAATGGTGGGAGAAGTACAGGGACTTGTCTACGCCAAAGAGGAAATTAAAGCCCTGTTGGAGAGAAACGTAGACGATGGCGAAGACATTATACGTTCCTGACCATGTTGCTAGGTCAAAAGAAAAAGATCCCGTTTCCGCAGAATCTGTATATGTAGATAAGCGAGTTTTAGATCCTGATCTACTTAGTAAATCTTTAAAAGAACGCTTGCCGCAACCTACGGGGTGGCGAATCCTTGTTATGCCTTATCAGGGTAAAGGGAAAACTGAGGGTGGTGTTCTCATTCCTGATCAAGCTCGTGAACGTGAAGCACTTGCTACGGTGGTGGCGTATGTGCTGAAGCTGGGGCCGCTGGCTTACCAAGATCCCAACAAGTTTGGTGACAACCCAGAGCCGTGGTGTCAAGAAGGCCAATGGATTTGTATCGGTCGATACGCTGGATCTAGATTTAAAATTGATGGAGGTGAGGTTCGCATCATCAATGATGATGAAGTGATCGGCACTATTCTTGAACCCGATGATGTAAAGCATGTCTAAGGAGATGGAAATGGCAGAGGCTCAACGAGTTGTTGAGGAAGAGAGCGTTGAAGTGACTCTTGAAGACGGCAAGGCGCCGGTTGTGGCTCAAGAGGAGCCTGTTGAGGTTCAATCGGAAGAGCCTGTTGAAACTTCAGAAGAAACTGAGGATGAGTTAGACGATTACAGTAAAGGTGTCAGAAAACGCATTAAGAAACTCACTGAGAAGTATCGTTTTGCTGAACGCGATAAAGACGAAGCGACTCGAGTTGCTGAAAATCTAAGAAAAGAAAATGATCAGCTTAAAACCAAACTCAGTAATCTTGATCAAGGATATCTTAGTGAATACGGCAGTCGCTTAGATAGTCAATTAGAACAGGCTAAACGCGCCTTTTCTGATGCTCATGATCGTGGCGATGCGGATGGGTTATTTGAAGCCCAGCAGGCACTTTCAAAGATTGCGATTGAACAAGAGCGGTACAGACTTGCTAAACAACGGCAAGAAGATCAAGAATCGCAACCAGTCCAAGTTCAACAGGAACCGCAACCTGTCCAAGCACAAGCAGCACAGCCAGACCCCAAGGCTCGAGCGTGGGCAGAAAGGAACATTTGGTTTGGTGAAGATGAGATTATGACACAAGCGGCGCTTGTCATTCATAACAATCTTGCTGCGGAAGGGTTTGACGGCACTGAAGATGAGTACTACAATCAGATGGATTCTCGCTTGAAGGAACGCTTTCCAAGAGAGCTAGGTGAGAAACAAAACGGGGGAAGTAGCGTCGTCGCCTCGGCAGATACTTCCGCATCCCGCAGCAATAAACAGGGGCGCAGGACTGTTAGATTGTCATCTTCACAGATAGCTATGGCTAAAAAGCTAAATGTTCCTCTGGAAGAATACGCTAAGTATGTAAAGGACGACTAAGCTATGAGTGACGCAAGACAACCTCGGTCAACACAATCACGCGAAAAACAAACGCGCAGAAAGCCATGGGTTCCACCCAGCCGACTAGATGCACCAACACCGCCTGATGGATATCGGCATCGTTGGATCAGAACATCTCTTAGAGGTGAAGAAGACAAGATGAACATCCACGCGAAACTTCGTGAGGGATGGGAACCAGTCAGAGCCGACGAGTATTCTGGTCATGATTATGCGGTTATTGATGAAGGTAAACAAGCTGGCGTAATTGGTAACGGGGGGTTGATGTTAGCCCGTATACCTGAAGAAACAGCGCAGGAAAGAACCGAATATTACCGTGAACGGACACGCGAACAAATGACTGCTGTGGATCAGGACTTGATGAAGGAACAACATCCTTCAATGCCGATCAGTAATGAGAGGCAAAGTCGTGTAAGTTTTGGAGGTCGTAAAGGCGACTCCAAGTAACCATAGTATGAGAAGGAGTTTATTCTCATGGCAAATATCAATGGAGCCTTCGGTCTAAGGCCGTATGGGATGCTGGGGTCAGCACCCAACTCCGTTGGTACGACTGAATATCGCATCGCGTCAGATAACTCCAATGCACTATACCAAGGACAACCGGTTATTCCGATTGCCGCTGGTGTGATTGACGATCTGCAAGCTGCCGCTGGCGGCACAGTGTCAATTGTTGGTGTGTTCAACGGGTGTGAATATGTCAGTTCTACCACCGGAGAAAAAGTTTTCTCAAACTACTGGCCTGGTTCTGGCGCGGATTCTAACTTCCCCGTCAAAGCCTTTTTGTATGATGATCCTTCAATGCTGTTTACAATTGCAACGTCTAATGTACAGGGTTCTAATGATACTGAAGCAGAACTTCGTACAGCGGTGTTTGCTAACATTCAGCTTGCGAATGGTAACAGCGGGTCTACCACAACAGGTATTTCCTCTGCTACTGCGGATCTGAATACCGTCGCTACCACCAACTCACATGCTCTGCGTATCATGGGGATTCTTGATGATCCTGAGAACGCAGACTTTTCGGCTGCTGGTATCCCACTAATCGTTCGTATAAACAACCACTTCAATGCTCCTACGGGTAGCATTGCACAGGGCACTGTTTCTACGACGGGCGTATAAGGAGGCTCAGTTATGGCTATTTCTCGCGCACAACTGGCGAAAGAGCTGGAGCCTGGCCTAAATGCTCTGTTTGGAATGGAGTATGACAGGTATGAAAACCAGCACGCCGAAATCTTCACCACCGAGTCCTCAGATCGAGCATTCGAGGAAGAAGTGATGTTATCAGGCTTTGGAGCCGCTCCTACTAAAGAGGAAGGTTCCGCCATCAGTTTTGATGATGCCAACGAAGCATTCACCGCTCGGTACAACCACGAAACCATTGCTCTGGCATTTTCGATCACAGAAGAAGCCGTAGAAGACAATCTCTATGATCGTCTGTCTTCGCGTTACACTCGTGCTCTTGCCCGTTCAATGGCTCACACCAAGCAGGTCAAAGCTGCCTCAATCCTTAACAACGGCTTCACCGCTGGCGCATTTGCCGGTGGCGACGGCAAGGCGTTGATGGCAACTGATCACCCGCTTACTAACGGTGGCACGTTTGCAAACGAGCCTAGCACTGCCGCTGATCTAAACGAGACCTCTCTTGAGGACGCTCTGATCAGCATCGCTGGCTTTGTTGATGAGCGTGGTCTGAAGGTTGCTCTTCGTGGAATGAAACTCGTGGTGCCGCGTCAGCTACAGTTTGTAGCCGAGCGTCTCATGGTTTCAAACCTCCGCGTTGGCACCGCAGATAATGATGTAAACGCCATTCGCTCGATGGGTATGTTGCCTGACGGGTATACCGTCAACGACTTCCTGACGGACACGGATGCGTTCTTCATCATGACCGATGCTCCTCGTGGATTCCTTCACTTTGAGCGTGTGCCTCTGTCTACACAGATGGAAGCAGACTTCGACACTGGTAACATGCGCTTCAAGGCTCGTGAGAGGTACAGCTTTGGCTTCTCCGATCCGCGTTGCGTATTTGGTTCACCAGGCGCATAACCCTAGTTAAGAGCTAGGATGAAAGGGCGGCTTTCGAGCCGCCCTTTTTTCTGTTACACTAAATCTACCTTACTCATGTAGTTCCTCCCTAAACTCGGAGTCGCGAAATTTGCGACTCCATCTTTTTTCGTGTATGCTTGTGACATCCCTGACAGATCCAAGGTGGATCTGACACTAGCCACGACAGGAGATCTACATGGCTACCACTACCTTCTCAGGTCCAGTCCGTTCCAAAAGCGGATTTAAAGTAATTAATGAAAGCACCACCACAGGCGCGATCACTGAAACTGGTTTTTCTGTGAACGCTACCGGTCAGCTTATCTCTATGGGAACTCGCAAAATTCAATCCTTTGCTGGTTCTCTGGCGGCTACTGACGCAGCGTCAACCGCCTATGCAGACGGTGATTGTCTTGTTGAGTTGGGCACCTTGAATGTGGACGCGCCGGATGACCTGGTCACTCCCAGCAAAATCTTCATTCATCGAGCGTTGATTGGTATTACGACTGCTGCCGGTCAAACCCTGGCAGGCAACCTTGCTCTGAGTTCCACAAGCGGTACAGCTACTAACGCGGCTGTAAGCGGCACAGAGATTGTTGGCGCCGGTGTGACATCTTTCAACGAACAGCTAAGTGCCACGCAGTCAATCACTGAGATTGATATCAACTTCAATAATACTGCTGGCAACTATCACATCTTCGTTCCGAATGTGACCGCCGCTGTTGCAAATGTTCACTTGTACGCGCGAGCTACCACAACTGTTAACGCTGATATCACCGCCGGACGGTTTACCGTTGAACTAGAATACTCCGTCTACTAGGAGGATGTCATGGCTGGTGCTATTGTTGCAAAAACAGCGACTTCAACGGGCACGCTCTTAGGTGGGCGAACCCGATTGAAGTCGTTTGTTGTGCGAACCGCAAGTAGTGGTTCTCCCGCCGCCGTTTTTAGAAACGGGAGCGGATCCGGTACAACTCTGTTGTCTATGACATTTTTGGCGGACGACGATACTCAAGTGACTATTCCAGAGCATGGAATGATCTTTGAAGATGGATGTCATGTTACGTTGACAAACATATCATCCATCACAGCCTTTTTTGGCTAATCGTCATGGCTAGGAAACGAGATAAACAGCCGCCTCGGACTAAGAAATACTATCGCCCGACTAAGTCTGGCGCTGGTATGACCAAGGCGGGTGTTGCTCGTTATCGTAGAGACAATCCTGGTAGTAAACTTAAGACAGCGGTAACTGGTAAAGTTAAGAAGGGTAGCGCAGCCGCAAAGAGACGTAAGTCTTTTTGCGCTCGTTCTGCTGGGCAAATGAAAAAGTTCCCCAAAGCAGCTAAGAATCCTAACAGCCGACTGCGTCAGGCACGGCGGAGATGGAAATGTTAGACGAAAAAACCGTGGTTAAAACTCTTGTCGTTGGTCTTAGCGGGGTGGCTCTTTCTCTTGTGGTTTGGATTCTTACAACCCTCATAGAGGTTGATAAACGCACGGCTGTAATCGCAGCAAAGGTTGATTCCAACAACGCTATGCTGACGCCGTTATGGGAAGACTTTATTAGGAGGAATGGTGATGGCAATCTCGCGCGGATCGATGCGAAAACAAATATCCAGTCCTCCGCAGAAACGGAAATGGAGCAAGTCTCGCAAATCAAAAGTGAACTGCAAGCGCCCTCGTGGTTTCAGCGAGAGAGCTTATTGCGCTGGTAGGAGAAAGAAACGTGGCAAAGCGTAAGGATCCAAAGGTTGGCACAGGCAAAAAACCAAAAGGATCAGGACGTAGACTCTACACTGATGAAAACCCTAGAGATACAGTTAGAATTAAATTTGCTACTCCAGCAGATGCTAGAGCGACAGTCGCAAAAGTTAAAAGAATTAAGAAGCCTTTTGCAAGAAAGATACAAATCTTGACCGTGGCGGAGCAAAGGGCAAAGGTTATGGGCAAAGATGAAGTGGTTAGAATTTTTCGTAGAGGCAAGGAGGCGATAAGAGATGGCGCCAAGAGCACCAAAAAAACCAAAGGCCAAAAAAAGTAAAAAGTCACCGACACCAACAAATCCTAAGTTGTATGCTCGTGTGAAAGCAGAGGCCAAGCGTAAGTTCGATGTTTACCCGTCAGCATATGCAAATGCCTGGTTGGTTAGGACCTATAAGAAACGCGGGGGTGGTTACAGGTCATGAGCCTTAAAGAATGGTTTGGAAAAGGCCCAAAAGGTGATTGGGTTGATATTGGCGCTCCTAAAAAGGGCGGCAAGTTCCAGCCATGTGGCCGTAAATCTGCTAAGAAATCAAAGCGGAAGTATCCTAAATGCGTGCCACGATCTAAAGCGCGTAACATGACGAAGTCGCAGATTCGTAGTGCAGTGTCTAGAAAACGATCTAAAGCGCAGGGTGTTGGAGGTAAGCCAACCAACGTGAGAACCTTTGCTAAGAAGAGAAAGACCAAGAAGGCGAAGAAGCTATGATGAATGTTCCTCAACCTCGTTCTAAGAGAAAGTTTAGAGGCAAGAAAGTCAAAGGCACGGCTGTTGCGCGAGGTTGTGGTGTTGTGTTGCCGAGGAAACGAAAGCGCACAAAAGGTGCGGTGCATCAATCATGAGAGAGGATGTCGTTGAAGAGTTGAAGCGGTGGTCTTCTTCTGTGCTTGAGAAGACAAACGAAAACTACAACGGTTTGCCAGCTTGTCCTTTTGCGCGTAGAGCTTGGGCCGAAGACAAAGTAGGGTTTTTGTTCAAAGAGACAGACGAGTGGGATAACTTGTATTTAGCAATAGAAGACTGGGATGACTCAAAGGAAGTGGTCATATTGGTGGATCACTGTTATCCAGAACTAGATGATATGTATGCTTTTTTAGATGATATGAACAAAGATATTGCGGATGGTGTGTTTGCTACTAAAGATATGTTTTTGATGGGGTTTCATCCAGATGCAGAGGATAACGATCTGTTGGACGATGAAATAGAGATGACTGATGAGGAGCCTTATGCGATGATCTTTTTGCAACGACTAAGTAAGTTGCAAGAGGCTTCGGATCAGTTGAGGGAGAAGGGTTACTATAATACTTGTGAAGATTATTATAACGGCTCTTCTTTATATCAGCAGCGGCAGGACTATTACAGGAGATTGAAATGCCAGGTGCAATGAAGAGAATGAAGAACGGCAAGAAGATGATGCGTGGCGGCGGCGCGGTTCGCAAGAAGGTAATGATGCGCGGCGGCGGCATGGTTGCTAAAAAGAAGAAGGCCGGTTTCCGTGGTGGCGGACGGGTTAAAGCAAAGAGATAAACCGATATGGCAACATCTAACTCCAGAGATTTTGATCTTGATGTAGCTGAGATCATAGAAGAGGCGTATGAGCGATGCGGATTAGAGGTTCGCACCGGTTATGATGCCCGAACAGCTAGACGCTCTATGAATCTGATGTTCGCAGACTGGGCGAATCGAGGTCTTAATCTCTGGACTGTGGCGCAAGGCACGCAAGCATTAACGTCTGGCACAGCCACATACACGCTGACATCTAACTTTGCAGATCTTCTTGAGGTCATCGTAAGAGATAGCAGCAACACTGATTTGCCTTTGACCAAGATATCCAGAGGTGACTATCTCAACTTGACCAACAAGACTACGACTGGTCGTCCTACGCAGTATTTCTTTGATAGACAAACCACACCAACAATTACCTTGTGGCCTACCCCTAACGACTCTACGGAGACGTTGGTGTTTTATTACGTTAATCGCATACAAGATGTTGATACGCTTCAAAACACGACAGACGCGCCTTTTCGGTTCTTGCCGTGCATGGTGGCTGGTCTAGCGTACTATACAGCCATGAAGAAAGCGCCTGAAAGGGTGCAGCTCTTGAAAGTCGTGTACGAAGAAGAGTTTCAACGAGCCGCAGATGAGGATGAAGATCGTGTATCACTCAAGCTGCAACCCAGTATTCAGTATTTGAGGGTGTGATGGCTAGGTATGCTTCAGGCAAAAACGCATATGGCATATCAGATCGCTCTGGCTTTCGTTATCGGCTGAGAGATATGCGAGAGGAATGGAACGGTTTGCTCGTTGGACACGATGAGTTCGAGGAAAAGCATCCTCAACTTGAGCCAAGTCGTGTTGTTGCGGACGCTCAAGCGTTAAGAAATCCTCGTCCAGATACTCGCAACAGTATCCCAGAGACTGTTCAGATTCCTATCTTTGACATGGTCAACCTAGTTTTTACAGAGACCCCCAGAGCGAAAGCAATTCTAGGTGAGGTCACAGTGAGTGTGTCATGACCTATACATATACAGAGTTGAAAACATCCATAAAGGATTATACGGAAAATCAAGAGACCACGTTTGTTTCTCATTTGTCAGATTTTATATTTACGGCTGAAGAACGCATATTTAAAAGCGTTGACTTAGATTTCTTCCGCAAAAATGTGAATGGCACTACATCTTCAAGTAACCAATTTTTAGCGGTGCCTGCGGATTACCTTGCATCTTTTAGCTTGTCGATAGTGAACTCTGGAACAAGGGAGTTTTTGCTTCAGAAGGACGTAAACTTTTTACAGGAATATAGTCCCGATACTACAGCAACAGGCGTTCCTAAGTATTATGCGTTGTTCGACTCAGACAATTTCATACTAGCTCCTACGCCTAATGCGGCGTATACGGCAGAACTACACTACTATTATCGACCAGCAAGTCTGACTAATAGTAGTTTTGTTCTTTCGTTAAGTAGCGTGAGCGGTACTTTTCAAAACGCTGAAACAATAACTGGCGGAACCAGCGGAGCCACAACCACGGTTTCCTCTGGTGGTGCGTCATCAACACTGACGGTCATCATTCCTAGCACAGACTTTTCTGTTGGTGAAACAGTAACTGGTGGCACCAGCGGCGCCACAGGCACGGTTGTGTCTACAAGTGCTGACACAACTATGACTTGGTTGAGTGAAAACGCTCCTAACGCTTTATTCTATGGCAGTTTGGTTGAGGCATACACCTTTATGAAAGGTGAGCCAGATGTGATGAAGATGTATAGTGACAGATTTTCTGAATCGCTAATTCGGTTGAAAGACTACGCAGAGGCAAGAGAAAATGCAGATGCGTACAGAGACGGATTGGTAAGAAGAGTTAGAACATGAATGTTGCCATTGTGGGGCTTGGGGGCAGCTATGCTGATTACATAGCTGCTCGAGTCGCTTCTTATGAGTTTGATGAGATATGGGGCATCAACTGCATCGGAGGCATCATTCATGTCGATAAGACCTTTATGATGGATCCGGTATCTAGGTTTCTAGATTCGGAAAACGCGGGGTCTCAGACCGGCATTGCTCGTGAATTTTTAAAAACAAATAAAAAGCCGATTATAACTTGTCAGTTGGACAAGCGCGTAAAACACCTTGAATTGTACCCGCTCAAAGAAGTAGCGACAGATCTAAAGTTTTGTTATTTCAACAACACTGTTGCATACGCCGTTGCGTATGCAATTTGGTCAAAGGTAACTAAAATTTGTTTATATGGCATAGATTATACCTATAAAAATGTAAGCATGGCTGAATCTGGCCGCGCTTGTGTTGAGTTTTGGTGTGCCATCGCTGTTTCAAGAGGCATTAAGATAGAGGTGGCGAGTCGATCTAGTTTGTTGGATACAAACGTACCAGACAATGAGAAGTTGTACGGGTATCACAGATTAGATGATCCGTTGGTTCAGACAGTTCAGGATGGCAACTTGTTAATAACAAAGCAATCAGAGGTAGAGCCACCGGAGCCTGTTGAATCAGATCCGATCATTTTTGGGAGGCATGACAATGTTTGAAGTGAACGTGGCGTCAATCGGTGCGGTGGATGTTGTTACATCTGATAACGGCGGGTTATCAAATGATCAAATTGCTGATATGGCCGCGAACAAGATCATGTATGTCTCTAATGAAGCGCCAGAACCCATTCGTCTCCAGGCTGAAGCCTTCAAAGATCGAGTCCGAAATTTAGTCCAATATTATGTGGAGTTGGCTCGGAAAGAGGAACGTGCTACAATTTGCGCGAAAGTTCGTGAAGCCGGTCAACATGAGTTGGCTGATGCTATAGGGAGACTGTGATGGCGATAGCACAAGCAATGTGTACAGCGTTTAAGAAAGAGCTGATGCTGGGCACGCATAATTTTGCGACAAATGGAAACGCTTTTAAGCTGGCTCTCTACGCGGAAAGCAGCGGTGGTAAGTCTAGCACTACAGCTACACTGGGCGCGACAACTACAGCGTTTACGACTACCGGTGAAGTAGCGTCCAGTGGCACATACGCTACTGGAGGCGGCACTCTCACAAAGGTTGCTCCCACCACCTCTGGGACAACTGCATTTACTGATTTTGCGGATCTTAGCTTTACTACGGCAACCATCACTGCGATGGGCGCGTTGATTTACAACAGCACGAACAGCAATAAGGCTGTTGCTGTGTTGGACTTTACGTCTAACAAAACATCAACGTCAGGCACTTTCACCGTTCAGTTCCCAACAGCAGATGCCAGTAACGCCATTATCCGCATAGCATAGTGGAGTAGTTCATTGGCAAACATCACGGGTTGGGGTCGAGGTACTTGGGGTCAGGGTGCTTGGAACCAAGCCATACCCGTCGTTGTTACCGGTGTTGCGGGAACCTCTGCTTTAGGCTCTGAAACGGTTGCTGCTTCTGCCTTAGTTGCAGTAACTGGTGTTGCGGCCACTTCTGCTTTAGGCTCTGAAACAGTTACAGCTTCTGCTTTGGTTGCTTCAACAGGTTCAGCGGCCACCGGAGCTACTGGTTCTGAAACGGTCACTGGAACCGCTCTTGTTTCTCCCACAAATATTGTAGGCACTACCGCTGTTGGCGATGAACAGACTAACTGTTCTGCTAATTTGGTCGGTGTTGGTGTTTCCGCCACCGTTAGTTTTGGCGATGAGTCTGTTACCGCTGGGGCCTTGGTTGCTGTCACGGGTGTTGCCGCGACGACCGCCCTAGGGTCAGAGACTGTAGCAGCATCTTCTTTGTTGTCCGCGACAGGGGTTGCCGCGACAGGTGCAACAGGGACAGTTACCTTAGAATCCAAGTATTTGGTTACAGGGGTTACAGCAACTGCAAATGCTGGTATAGTTCTGATCTACACGAGTATTGTGCCTACACAGACTCCAGATTGGACGGATATTACAACCGCATCTCCATCTTGGTCTGAAGAGACACCCTCGCAGAATCCTGATTGGACAGAGATAGCGGCGTAGGAGCAATACATGGCGAGTTCTTTTAGCACTAATCTTGGTATCGAAAAGCCAGCCACAGGTGAACTGTCAGGTTCCTGGGGCGATGTTACTAATTTTAACTTTGATATCTTTGATCGAGTCACAGGCGCCTCTGATCTCACTGCGTCTGACTTGACAACAGATTTGACAATTCGTGCGGCCTCTCCGACTTCTGGTCAAAGTAATGTGCAAGTCGGCATGTTCTCGGTCATCAACCTCAAGGATAGCGGTTCAGATTTAGGAGGCACCAACGTCGTTACTATTGCTCCTAACACAGCCACTAAGTTTTTTGTCATTAAGAATTCCCTGTCCGGCAGTCGCAGTGCGACGATTCAACAGGGTAGCGGAGCCACCGTATCCATACCAAACGGTAAAACTGATATAGTGTTTTGTGATGGAGCGGGTTCAGGTGCAGCGGTTACGGCGGTTGGCTCCTCATTTAACGTAGCCGACAACCCAGATGTGGCTGATCAAAGCACAGCCCTTGCAATCGCCCTCGGATGATAGGAGTACAACATGGCAAATGATGCTTCCGTAACGACACAGGCGACAGTTTTGCCGGATGAGATTGCCAAAACTTTCTCGGCCAGTATGACTGTCACCCCTGCTGATGCCAACGACAAGTGGTATTACAAGAAGACTAGCGTATCCAACTCAAGCACAGATTTAATCGCGGGTAATTATACAGATTACACCGCTGTTGATGATGACACGGCACCAACTGCTGTAGCGACAGGTGACAAGGTCAAGTTTTTGTTTATCAAAAACATAGACACAAACAGCCGCAGTATTTTTGTGTGTTTTGATGCTGGAACGGCATCTTCATCTTTAGCAGACGCCGTAACCATAGGGCCAAACGAGGCTTTTGCGGCAAGGCTTCCAAACGCCACCGTAGCTGATGTTCACGCTATCTCGTCTGCATCCACCGCAGAGGTCATCGTATGTGCTTTGCTTGATGATGTAGGATAGGAGTAGATCATGGCTAATACCTTTAAAAATAAGGTGTTTAACGGTGCAAACAGCAGTGCGAACTCCGACATGGCTGTTTACACCGTGCCAAGCTCTACCACTACAGTTGTAATTGGTCTGACGCTGGCAAACACCGGATCATCTCAAATCACGGCAGATATCAAGCTGAACGCTGGTGATATGGTGTTTTTGGCTAAAGACATTCCTATACCTGTTGGATCTAGCTTTGAATACATGGCTGGAAACAAAATCGTTATGGAAACAGGTCATAGCTTGATTGTGCAATCCAGCGTTGCCAGTAGTCTAGATACTGTAGCGAGTATTATGGAGATCACTTAATGACACGCGCAAGAGAACTAGCAGACCTGTTAAACGGCGGTCAGACGATATCGACTGACGGCAATACCGCGCAGCTTACCCTTGAGTCAACGGATGCCGATGCAAATTTAGGGCCACTCCTAGCTATGCACAGAAACAGTGCCAGCCCTGCTGACAGCGATGTAACTGGAAAAATTGAGTTCAACGGAGAGGATAGTGCTGGTAATGCAACGGTTTATGCCAGTATTAATTCAAGCATCCTAGACGTAACTAATGGCACAGAGGATGGCCAATTAAAATTTGAAGTACGAAAAGATGGCAGTAATACAGAAGTACTAACCTTAAAATCTGAAGAAGTTGTGTTTAATGAGGGTAGTGTTGACATCGACTTCCGTGTCGAGGGCAACGGCAATGCCAACGCCTTAGTCGTTCACGGAGCGGATGACTTTGTTGGTATAGGACTTGGCACACCTAAGAAGAGATTGCACATCCAAGACTCTTCGTCTGATGGCATGATTATTCTTGACCGTGCCGACACTTCAGCAGACCACCAGATTTGTTTTGCACATAACTATGGCAACAGTAATCAATCCGGCGGCAACTATTATGCGATTGGTGTTGATGACTCTGAAAACAAATTAGTGTTTGCATTTGACGCAAACTCACAAGCTAGTCTGTCTGCTGATGCTGGCATGATTATGGACAGTAATACCAGCATATTTATGAATAATAGTTTATTTGTTGGTAACATTGCTCACGATTCAGGTTTAAACACCACTGGTCATTTTTTTCAGGATGACGGTTTTTGCCGTATGGTGCGAGATGGCAACCGTCTTTTAGAATTACATAGAAAAAGCAATGATGGTGAACTTATGCGGTTCACACAAGGTGGGACAGAAGAGGGTTCTATTTCTGTTAGTGGTTCATCTGTTAACTTTAACGGTGGTCACTTATCCCGCTGGTCTAGGTTGCTAGATGGTAGCAAGCCTTCGACTCTTGTTAGAGGCACCGTCATGTCTAACTTGGACGACATGATTGTGTGGTCACACGAGGCAGTAGATGCGGTTCTGTATGACGATACAGATCTGACATACGGTAAAATACCAGAAGGCAAAAAAGTAGGAGATGTAAAAACACCTGCTGTTGATGCCTTTAATGAAGATAATGACCAGCTCAACCACACAAAAGTTAGTGATACTGAAGGTGACGTAAATGTTGCCGGTGTTTTCACTGCGTGGGATAACGAGGATGACTACAAAGATTTTTATCTAGGAATGACCGGTGATATGGTCATTCGCATTGCCAAAGGCACGACGGTAGCGCGAGGCGACTTGTTAATGTCTGCCGGTGACGGCACAGCCAAGCCGCAGGGTGACGACATCGTGAGGTCAAAGACGATTGCGAAAGTCACAAGCACCAATAAATCACACACTTACGATGATGGCAGCTATCTCGTACCATGCGTGTTGATGGCTTGTTAGGAGAGGTAAATGCCATACATAGGTAAAGAACCAAAAACCATTACGACCATATCGGATCTCACTGCTACTGGAGATGTTTCGGTTACCGGCACCACCGCACTCACGGGTAACGCAACAGCGGCGGGTACGCTAGATGTCACTGGTGCGATCACATCATCTGCTGGCGCAACAATCACTACCGCTGACAATACCGCGCAACTAACGCTGACATCTACAGATGCAGATGCAAACAACGGCCCAATCTTAGACTTGGTTCGTGACTCTGGTAGCCCTGCTGATGGTGATGAGGTCGGTATTGTACGTTTCAAATTTGATGATGACGCTGGTGAGGTAAATACCGCAGCAAGATTTACAGCAAAAATTAATGACGCATCAAACGGTACAGAGGATGGTGAACTAGAAATAGTCACGCTTATAAATGGTTCTTCTCGTAGTCGTATAGAGATGCTGCCGGGTGAAACAGTAATTAACGAAGACAGTCAAGACCTAGACTTCCGTGTTGAAAGTGATAACGCCACTAATGCTTTTTTTGTTAAGGGTGACGACGGCAAAGTTGGTGTAAATACTGCGGCCCCAAACCTTCAAATGTCTGTCAACTTTGACACTTCCGCAGTCGCTGGGTTTGGACTTCACGACACCAACTCTGGCAATCTGGGCGGCATGTTGCAGTTTTACTCTGGCTCTGGTCAGGGGACGCTTCGTGCGAATGTTATGAACGCAAACAATGACGGCGTTCATTTTGCTGTGGGTAACGGCTCTGTTGTATTTACACAAAATTCATATGTGGCTGCAAATGCGCTGGATGACTATGAAGAAGGCACGTTTACGCCTGAAATTCGCATTGGGGGTTCTACCTCTGGCATCACGAATAACAGTCAAGTCGGTCAATACACTAAGATTGGTCGCATGGTCACGCTGACCGGTCGAGTCT